AACTCAAATGTTCTGCTAGTGATAATCTTTTCACCTGTTTGATCCTCTATTATCTACGGCCACGGAAAAGACTTTGCTTGTTATCAGCTTGTTCAGCTGCGCCTTTTTTCTCAGCGCCATGTCCTGGTTCTTTTTTGTTAAAAGCAGATCCTGCTTTGCCACCTGGAACATTGATATTACCTGCGTTATCTTCTTTAGCTGCTGGATTTAACAATCCACCTTTTGTGCCTTCGCCTTTAGATTCGCCACCTTTTGCGATATTAGCAGTTGTACCGCCCATATCATTTTTGCCGGCTACTGTTGATTTAGCGTTAGCTCCATTGTCTCCACCTTTTGGTGTGGCAACTTTTTCTACGTATTCGCGTACTGTTTCGAGTTCAGGTTCAAAAGCGTCCATTTTTGGCTCTTCGCCGTCCATGTCATCCATTTCGCCTTGCTCTTCTTCTTCACCTTGTAGTGCATCAAATTTAGCTTGTAGCTCGTCGATGATGTCGCCTAGGTCTTGCATGATTTCTTCTTCAGATTCTTCGCCTTCTGCATCTGCTGGATCATCACCAAGCTCTGCTTCTAGGTCGTCTGTAGCGTCTCCGCCCATTTCGTCATCTGCTTCGATTGCGATGTCTTCGAACTCTTCGTCCATTTTCTCATCGTCTTTGTCTTCATCAGACGCTTCGTCAACTTTGTCGTCTTCTGCATCTTCATCTTTAGCAGCTTCGTCCATTTCTTCGTCTTCTTCGTCGTCTTTTTCTTCTTCAGAAATTTCTGTTTCGATTAGATTTTCGTAGATTTCACGTGATTTAGCTACTACGTATTCGTGGAAAAGTTCTTCAGCTTTTGCTGACTCTTCGTTTACCAAATGCTCTAGCATCTGGCTTAATAATTTGTTATCTGCCATGTTGTGTTCTCCTTAAGATTATGGTATTAGGCTGTAGTGTTATTTACTACGTAGATTAAAAAACTCCGTTAAATGGTACTTTTTTGAACAATTTGATCGGAATATATAGTGTTCGGAAATCTTTTTCCAAAGTCTTCCACACTGATATGGCTTAGGTTAGCTAGATTCGGACCTAGCTTATCTGGAATAAAGGCCCCAGGTTCTATAACTCTAAAGAATTTGATATGTCTAAATTCTTTAATTACTTTTTCAGTTTGACTCAGCCAATTACCGTGATAAGTCGCTGAATCTGTTGATTTTTTGTAGTTGAATGTATCTGCATATACATTGTTAAATTTACCGTTCAATCCTTGATAATCAAACCCCAATATGTAGATTTCGCTGGCTCCTTGACTGGCTGAAAACCACAGTGCTGTTGGTCCTGAGCTCCATCCTTTGTGCGGGCTAAAAAAATTAATTCTGTCTTTGTTAGTAATACCTTTGTTAGGATTAGTCCATACTTCGTGCTGCTTATGATATCCAGCAGCTATGATTTCATTGACCATTTTAACATCTACAGATACAAGATAGTGCGGTGCAAATTCTCTATACTGAGCATTGCAGCCATACACTGTGCCTATAGACAACAATCTCTCACAGTCTATATTCAGTCGGCTTCTGCCGTTACCTAGCACAAAAGATACTGGTGATGAATTTTTAGGTCTTTTAACTATATCTATTCTGGGTTCAAGATTCAAGGGCGGCGGTTGAATCACGGGTAACGGTATTACCTGATCGGGATTTTTTCTTTGAGCTTTCAGTGCCTTGGCTAGAGCTTTCTCGGCTTTACGCTGCTGCTTCTGTAGGTTCAATTGGGGTTCCGTACATTTGTTGTATAAAACCCAGCTCGGATTGAGATTCTGCTTCGTGTGCTTCTGCCTGCAGTCTCAATTGATTGATCTGACGTAGCGTTAAGCGTATTTTACGAGTATCACCTTTTTTAACCACTGATGAATCTTTACTGTTGTCGTAGCGACGATCAACTGCAAAGTCGTTGGTGTTATCGTTGAAATAAATGAATTCTCTTAGAAGCATAATGTATTTATTACTGAGCTGGTACTTCTGCAGATGCTGTATCACCTTCTGCGCCTGTGGCACCTGCCTCAGCCGCAGCGGCCATGTCTTCCGGCGCTTCTGCTGTTTGAGCCCCTAAATCTGCGGCCATGCCACCTGGGGTAATACCTGCTGATCTCATTTCTGCAGCAGAATCTGTTGTTGGTGCAAGTCTCGCACCTTGTTCTTCTCTCCACATTCTTTCGTTTTCTGTGATCTCTTCCTGTGACATACCTAGGAATCGTTTCATAGCAAAGCGTTTGCTCATGTGTGGAATTTCTTGTAGCTGTGCAAATGTAGCTGCACGAGCTGTGTCTAGTTCTGATTGGCGATAAGCAGCAAAGTTTTGCGGTGCATTGAATTTCAATTCAAATATTCCGCTGTCGATGTTGATGCCTTCTGATTGCATCCACAGTTTAAATTCTAGATCAAATGTTTCAACGATCATAGACTGTAAGCGTTCGCAGTATTTGTTGAAGCGCAGTTCTTGAATATAAGCTGTGCCTACTTTGCCATCTGCTACTGTGTTTGAAGCATCATCTACTGAAGTTGGTAAGTATGAACTTGGTATTCTCAACGCACGGAATAGTTTGTTGGTAAAGTAACGTAGGTCTGTGATTTCACCTAGGTTAGTACCGCCTGGCAGTGTTTCAACTTTTGAACCGCGACCTTCTGCAGTCTGCGGAAAGAAGTAGTCTTCATTTACGCTTAGAGGATTGTATGATGCATCAAGTACATTAGCACCGCCGCCTGTGGCTGACGGAATACGACGTTGTTGGATTTCATTCTTAACTCTTTCCACAAACGCCATGGCCATGTGTGCTGGCATATTACCTACGTCAACGTAAAATATACGTCTTTCTGGAGCACGTTGTATACGATAGATAATGATAGCATCTTCAAGCAATTCTTTTTGTTTGTATACTTTGAACACACTTTCCAGTAATGAATTACCAAAAGGATAGTTGTTGTCTAGGCCTTCTGACAGTGAAATATGCACAACGTTTTTGGCATCTATAGTAACTTCGTTAGTGGCATTTTGAAATCTTGTACCAGGTGTTTGTGCTGCTGCGCCCACCATGCCACGACCAAATCCGCCACCTGTGGTATAGGAACTTGTGCCGCTTGGTGCTGTGTTTGTGGTACCATGTGGAGTTACTGCGATCATTTCTTTGAAATTGAAATTGATATCTTTGATCACATACTGTTCTGGGACTTTGCCTTCACTTTCATTGACAATAATTTTGGTTACTTTAGCAGCATCTACGAACAACCATTTTTTAGTCTGTGGATCTCTAACAAAAAAGCAATCTCCGTATTTGAAAGCATTGCGTACTATACGGAAAATTCTAGTTTCAAATTGTTGTTGTTTAGTCCATTTTTGCAGTGCGTCTTTGATCAACTTGACTTCTGTTGATGTGGCTTGACCGCGATAGTGTGTATGGAATGGAGTGGTATTTTCTTTGTCTTTTTGTGTGCAGAATTCTGCTAGAATATCTAGAGCAGCATTAACTTCTGAGTCCATATCCATGGTATCATACTGCATGTAGCGTTCAATTCTATTTGGAGCTCCTGCATATACATCTGGCAAGTAGCTGGAATAATTAGAACGTGCAGGACCGGGACGGCCACCGCCTCCCGATATTGGACTGTATCCAGTATCTCTATTGTTAACGCTCACTGGTGTGAAATATTTTTTCCAACTCATCCCGTTATCCTATTGTTATCAAATGCTTTTAAATAGATTGCCAGTTAATCCTTTTTGGACACTTAACTGATTTTCTGCCACTTCAAACACACGCCTGTTTACATTAATCAATTGATCCATCTTAGTATTTAAGCTAGCCAACAGGGATGAAGGTGATTCTTGAGTAGCGGTACCGGCTCCCACAGCAGCATTTTCTTTTTTGGCTTCTTCTGTTTTCTTTTGTTCTTCTTCTGCTTTTTTAAGTGCACCTTCTTTTGCTGCTTGAGATTCTGCAACCATGCTTGCTTTATTCGTTTCGGCCACATTGGTTGTTGCTGGTTTATCTTTGATATATCCACTACCTTGTTGTTTGGCAAAATCTAGCAATAGATCATTTTCGTTAGCATTAAGATTTAGTTTTTTCTCTTGCTCTTCTGCTTGTTTTTTATTGTTGGCTTCTAAATCTGCATTGTTTTTTTGTGCTGCTTTGATATTTTTTAGATCCAACGCATTTTTTGTATTTTTTGCGTTTTCTTCTTTTTCTTCAGCCTTCGCTCTATTGGCGTTCATTCTGTCATCCATGCTTTTTTTCAATGCTTCTTGCATGTCTGTGGTTTTTTTAATTTTCTCTGCTTGCTCTTCGGCTAGATCTTTGTACTTGTCTCCGGGGGTAATTTTGTCCATGATGTTGTAATACAGCCGCACAATTTGCTGGCCGAATTCTTGGAGGTAAAGGCCAAGCCTTTGAAATCCATCACCAACGACCTCAAGGTCCACACCAAAATGTTTAAACAACATGTATAATCCAATTAAACCTGCT